AACGTATCACTGTTAAACTTCATTCTGCCAGCCCGTCCTTCTTCACTGCAAGGGCGGTTTTTTTGTACCGTGATGTATGTTGTGTTTCTTTCATCAAGGTCTTCTGCTTCTTTATCCCTAGACAGATCAATGATAACACTGGCACGTTGTCCTATCATCTTACAGTACTTAGGGTCCCCGTCTTCATTAGTGTGAGCGATAGTCACAATACCCACATTTAGTTCCGCTGATAGCTTAGAGAGCCTTACAGACAGGTCAGCTAGTAACTCCTCCTTAGACGCCTCTGATCGTCCTGATACTACGTCTTGAATAGGCTCAAAGAACACATACTTGCACCCACATGCCTGACTGAAGAACCGTATCTGATCACAGAGTTCATCAGTACCCTGACCATCACCTAAGTAGAACTGGTAGAAGTTCTCGTCTTTGGCTATCTCCTTGATTGCGCCTATGACATCCTCATGTCTCCCCTTCTCATCAATCAAGTCACGCCTAGTCAGATTGTCTTGTAACTCATACGACACAAGGCCAAGCAGTGACCTTAGTTTAGTCTCTTCTAAGTGCCATGCAGCAATAGGAATCTTACGCTGTAGCATGTTGTATTCCAAGTAACGCATAACTTCAGTCTTACCTATACCAGTAGGTGCCTTAATTACTGTGAAGTGACCCTGCATAAGTCCCATAATCTTATCGTCTAAGTCAGTGATACCTGTAGGAACGTATACATGATCTGGTGTGTCGTTGTATAGTGATAGGAACTGGTCAGCAGTGTTTAAGATATTCTCAGGTGTATACTTAGATGCGTTCCACCATGCACTCTTGAACTCCGCATGTGCATTATCCTGTAGGAACTCATTAGCATCCTTATACTTGTCGTGTGGTACTCGGTACACCTTGTTGGGAAACAACTTAGCCACACGATCAGCTAAGGCATTGCCAGTATCATCATTATCTACTGACAACACAATCTTCTGGAAGCTATCTAGCCACTCCTTACAATTCTCCCATAGCTTCTTAGAGGGACTGCCAGATGGTAACGATACAACAGGGTTAATGTACTGGCTCTTCATCATCTGTGCCACTGATAAGGCATCTAGTTCCCCCTCAGTAATGGTTACAGTCTTAGAACAACCAGCGGTAAACATATTCATACCAAACAGTTCATCCCCCTTGAACCCGTCCTTAGTGTAGAAACCTTTCTCATGTAAGGTACGGACTTTAATTCCACCGCTGGGGTATACGTACTCTTGGCGACCATCATATGTCTTAACATTAAAGTCCTCCATAGTCCTAGCATTAATCCCTCGGAGGGGTGTATAACGACCATCACCAGCGGTCTCTATTCTCTTTGGTGTAAACGTCATTACTTCTCCCCTTTCTATTGTTGGATATTTATCTTTAGCCCAATCGTATGTCTCACCCCTTGAGGGATAAGACTGATCACAAGCGTGGCACTTACCGCAACCCTTAGACTTATTAAAGCTAAAGGCATCAGAGGAGCCACACGACACATAGGGACAGGGCTGGTGTGGTACTTCTTGGTTCATGTGGCTCTCCTTTGTTTAATTTAAGGTCTTGCGGATAAGTGGCAGTAGAACTTTTGCCTTATCCCAGCCGTGATCGTTTATCTCTGACAAAAGCATAGTTAAGTCAAAGTCTTTAAGGTTCCTAACAAAGTCCAAGTCTTCCTTGGCAAAAGTTATATTGTTATTCATGTGGCTCTCTCCTGATTACTCTTCTTCTATTGGCATATAGTGATCTGCTGGCAGAAGTCGTGGGTCCCCATCATCTACAGATGAAGCACCATTTAAGAACAACTGTGCTAATGTTTGAAAAACATACTGCTTCTTTTGAAGGTAGGCACCCATACTGATACGTTTATCCCAATCCTTAAACATGCTTTCTGGGTAGTTTCTAACAGCCCACCAAAACGGAACATACGCATCTACATCACTACAGTAAGTGGGTGAGTTTAACTGACCAATTATTTCAGCCTTATTGTTAAATGCCTCTGAGCGCATCTTCGTAGCTTTAGAACTTCCCAGCTTCCTACATCCAGCGTCTACAACATCTATTGGTGACTTAGTACCCTTGTAAAAAGAGTTGATGCCACGAATTTTCATCATGCCTTTTGCGTAGTCAAAGAGATCAAAGTTTGTCATGTCAGGTTCCTTAGTTTAAGTTTTTAAGTTCGTTTAAAGGGAAGTCCAAGCACAGGTCTGAAAGTATGTCAGACATCTTGTGCATAGCCTCTTTCTTTAGTCCAAGGGGGTCAGGTTCCATAAAAGCATATAGTTCCCTCTTGATGTCCCTCTCATCAAATTTTGTGCATAGCTTCTCCATCAATACTATGAAGGCAGGACCAACACTTCTTATGTCTGTGCCTTCTTTGCTTCTAGCGATTGCGTTTAGGTCAATCACATCACGTGGAACAGAGTTATCAATAGCCTCCTTTTGTTTTTTTCGTCTGTCCTTTAAGAACTTCTTAGCCTCTTTGTAGCCTTCTGGTGTTGTAGCTTTCTCTGCTAACTCAGGGTCAGCCATGATCTCCTTTCGGTCTTTCTCCCATCTGGCAACTGTTGGCCGACTTACCCCAAGAGCATCTGCGTGGTCTTCTTGTGATGGAACCATTGTATCATTTGATACATTGCTTTTGGCTTCCTCTGACTGTCTGTCGCCACCCCTAGTCCTTACCCCAAGAGCATTAGCACGTTTAGAGTAAAAGAAATTCTTCGCTTCATCACTCCAATGACCACGATCTACCTGTTCCTTAGTAACTTCTTTTACAGCTTCCTCACGGGTGCCTTGGAACTCAGTGAAGATTGGATCAACACCAGCTTTAATCGCAGCTAAATATCTGTGACGGCCATCAAGAATCTTCCCTTCGTAGATAAGTATGGCATGTTTTATGTCAAACCCTCGATCTTCCATACCCTTAGCTATCTTACCTACAGTACCTTCTATGAACGGCGACCATAAACAAATCTCATGGTACTGCCAATCTGGTTTATCTGACAACACTTTATCTAACCATTCATTATCTTCTAACACTTCCATGCTTACTTCCTTTATTATTAATAGTCTTTAGAAGACCTCTGTACTTACCTATAGCAACATTTTTTGACTTTACGCAACCAAAGCCCCTAAATGTCCATAGCCTCTGTGACTTTATTAACACACCTCTTCAACTTCTTCTCTATTGCTTGTCGTGTTACACGCTCAGATATAGCTATATCATCTGTTGTCTCCATTTCTAAGTAGTGCCTAGAGAACAAATCCCAATCACTCTCGTTAAGCGTGTCCCTAGATAACCTTACTATGTCAAGTACAGTCTGCTTTTTCTCATACACAATAGCAGGATCAGATTCCTCATCAACTATCTCAGCACTTTCTAATGGTGTACTGGTTGAATTGATAGCCTGTTGCAATTTTGTCACACCTTCTCGGCTCATCGTTGACTTGTAGTCCGTACCCCTAGCCAAAGACCTAGCTGGCTCACTTAGAGGTACACTTACAGCCAGTGTCTTAATGTTTATGTAGTCGTGCATAGCCCTGTTAGCCATACGCCTTAGATTAGCCCCGTGCGTGTTCCCCTGATCCACTTGTTCTAAGCACTCCAACATTCCCTCGGACACCAGATCATCGAATTGATTAGGTGAATTGTACTTGTACGCAAGTGAACGACACATCTTCATCATTTCTTCAGTGTTCATCCTTCTCTAGTCCCTTCATTATTAGTTGTACAAAACCTGCACTGAATATAGCTGCAAACGTCTCAGGGTCACACTCTACCTGTACTGTTGCACTACCGTCTTCATGCTCTTCTATGTCTGTGATTTTGATTGGTTTATTAATCATCTTTCATCTCCTACTACTGGGGTGTTAGTACTGGCAAGTATTGCCCGTTAACTAATACAGTGATGTGATTAGTACAATCCTCTTAATGCTTTCCAAGACAAAGGAAATAGCTTATGCATACTGTCGCATATCTGATTAGCTACTAACCTAGTCTCAAGTTGTGTATCTCCCTTGCACCGTAGGTTGCACATATCTGCAAGGGCGTCAAGACTACCTGACCAGTACCATTCAGTCATTGTAGACTGTGGCAACACCATACGTGCTTGCTCTGGACAGATACCTTGAGTTATCATCTTCTTGTAGTCACCTAGTGCCTTCTCTGTTATCTCCTTTACATAGATGTTAGGGAAGTACTGGGACTGACTTTTTCCACCGCTCCCCTGCTTCTTATCCTTACTCTTATCTCTCCAATGTTCAGGCACATAGAACTCTGGATCAATGTCCACATACCTACGAGACACCTCATTCCAACGTAGGAACTTATGCTTTACCAACTGTCTAGCTACAAAGATTGGTGCCTTTATATGAAAACTGGCAAAGGCATGACCAAAGGGTGACATATGTTTATGCTTGGCTAGATACTTGATTAGCTTGGTGTCACCCTCTGTCATAGCCTTGTGTGTCTTGCCAAAGCTCACCCTAGCTGCGTTGACTACAGACAGGTCTGACCCCATGTGATCTATGTGTGTTACCTTAATCATAGTCCTGTACCCTGCCACAGCCGCAACTGTGCCTTTAGTTTGTGGTTTTCTTCTAGTAGACGCTTGGCTTGCATTTCCCAAAAAACCGCCTCACGCTTGATGATATGGTAATCCTCTTTGCACTTATCTAAGGTCTCTTTCCATGTTTTTCTGTCTATCATGTTAACCTCCTAAATCTGTTATGTGATTTTGACACATGACACCCTGTGCTGAGTTTAATGCCCTCTTCTTCTGTAGAATCTTAAGTCGATGCCTATACTCCTTCATATCTTTTTCCAACTCCTCTATGTCATCATTAAGGGTATTACCCCTTATCTTAAGAACAGCCTTTTGCACCGCCCAATACTCTATCTCTTTCTCAACACTTCCCATTAGTAATCCTCCACCATTGTATAAAACATATGATCACCCAGCTTGCCATCATAGTCATAGAACTTATTCCAGTAGGGGCTGACAGCCGTTGTGTGGTAGTGAGTCGAGGTAATGCCTAGCCCATACCCATTAAGTACCTCAGAGGCCACCAGAATGGCTCTTACAACAGCCTCCTGCTCTGGTTCCTTTAGGAAGTCATCTGACTTTCCATCGTGGGTGTACGAGAACTGTTTAAACTGGTTAATTACCTCACAGGCATCATCAGGATACCTATCACTCTGTACCCTGTTTAAGATTACCTCCGCAACAGCCAACTGTCCGTCAACTGGCTGGTTTCTGGCCTCGTAATATATCGCTGCCGACAGACATAATATGGTTATCATACGATCTCTGCTCCCATTGTAAATACATGACGACCACCAGCTTTAAAGGCTAGTACACGGTCCATCTTGAAGCACTTGTATCCCTCGGATGTTTTGAGTGTGACATAACCATGAGCCTTGAGTGCAGCAGCAGCAATCTTGCCACGCTCATTTCCCTTGAGGCCCTTGATGACGTTCATACGACCATTATATACACGTACCTCGTCATCTTTGGTCAAGAACTTTACCGTGATGAACTGGTTCTGGTTTTCGCTGAGTACGTTAGTAACCATGTTTTCTGGAAGTGCCATTTGATCTCTCCTGTTTCACTGTGATCCTGTATATGGTAATCCAGTGTCAAGTGTCAAGTACTCAATACAAACTTTCATAAGCTGATTGCTGTAGGAACTCATAGTTCTCATTCACCTCATCATACTGGGCATCTGTAAGTTCAACACCATTGATCTCAGCGTACTCGACATAGGCATCAACAAAGTCAGGGAAGTCAAACATTTGCACATCAGCCATGACTACGTTCTCTAGTTTTCTTGTATCTAATTGCATCTTGTCTCTCCTGTAATATGATTAAAAGTTTGGTTGTCCATCTTCGTCGAATACAACATCATCACGTATCCAGATAGGGTACACATCAATTTCCACCGCAGGGGTCTTATGATCTAGTACGCCCATCTGTCTCAATTCTCTT